TCATTTTTTTAGAATTGCGCGAAGCCCGGCAACGCCGGAGCCGACATAGAAGATCCACTGGATCATGTTCCCGGCCCAGTCATCGAGCGGTGCGGGAAAGGCTGCAATCGTCCAGGGCTGTGCATAGATGCAGTCTGGGCACCAGAGCATGTTGTAGAAGCAGACCGCCGCCCACCATATGGCAAGCGGCGCCAGAAATAAGCCGGCAAACAGCCAGAACCACGGCACGGCGAATTTGGCCTTACTGAGTTCCGCCATTTCCTGCGTTTCGGCAATGACCTGCCGCAGGTATTCGGCGGTCAGGTCAGCCTGGATCGTCTCGCGATCGTTCAGAGCCCCGGCGCGCATTTCGACCAGTTCGATGGCGCGGTCGACAATCCCGCCCGCACCGAGCTTCGCCAACCATGTCACGAGAACGGCGATCATATCTCCACCGTCCTGCCGGTCATGGTATTGAAACGCCGCGCGATGACATCACGATAGCGCCAGGCGAACCACGCTGCGGCAACAATGACGACGCCGCCGACAATCCAGCCGACCGGCAGGCCTGACGCCCAGGCGATAGCGCCGGAGGCCACGGCAGAGGCGCCGGACTTCTCCGCCGCATCCTTCAGCGCTGCCATGTCGCGCCTCAGCTGCGCAATCGTCGCCGGACCGATGATGCCGTCATTCTTCAGATGCGGGTGCGCCATCTGATAGGTCATCACGGCCGCTTTTGTTTTCTGCCCGAACCAGCCATCGATCTCGCCGGGATCCAAGCCGCGCTTCTTCAGCATCTCCTGGACGTCCCGAACCACGGGATCGCCGGTCTCGGGCGCGGTTTCGGTCGCCTCGCGCGCCACCCCTGCAGGCGCTGCTGTGACCGTGTCGACGCCGGTGTAGATGCCCTTTTCGAACATCAGCGCCTCTTCCTTGCGCCGGCGCACGAGGCCGGGCAGGCGCTTGCCCTTCGAGGTGTTATAGTGCGACCCGAGATGATCGGCAGCCTGCTTGATCTTTCCGGCCCGCCACAGCTTGCCGAACGTCCATTTGCTCACCACCCGGCCGCCGAGGTTATAGGCCGCGCTCGCCGCCGCATCCATCTGGCATTGCGTCCGGTCAGCCGGCGAATTGGCGACAACCTCACGGCCGTAGCCGGTATCGAGAACCACCTTCAGGATCCGTTCGGCATCATCATTGGCGATCGTCGTCTTGCCGGGCACGATTTTGGTAATACCGATCTTCGCCAGCTCCGCACGGCAATAGGGCGACGCCATCGTGAAGCCCGGCCCGAGCGTCGGCGTACCGGTCGGATCGAGATAGGCAGTGCGGGGATTGCCCTCATGCAGGCGCACGAAGGTTGCCCCCCGGCGCGAGACCGTGGTGATTTCCATTTCGATTGTCCTTTTGAAACAGGCCGTCAACGGCCCGAGATTATGGGGATTATTCCGCCGCCTCAGACATTTTGAGCGTTGGTGTGGCGGTTATCGTAAAGTGCTGCCCGGCGGGTCCTGGCGCCAATCTAGACCCCGCCGCGCCATGGCCGTGAGGCCATGGCCACCTCCCTGCCAGCGCGGAGACTAGTCCTCGCTGGAGGGAGGCGCGAAGATCGTCTCGTTTTCCAGCGAGCACCACGGCAGCGTCAGCAGGAGCGCCTTGGCCTCCGCCGCCTGATCGGGGTCGTCGACCACGCGCTTCGGCACGACCTCCATGCCGGTGAGCGTCACGGGATCACCCGGCGCGAACGCGTCGGCCGCATCGTTCAGGTTGATGCCGGCGCCAGGCGTGGCGTTGTCGATCGCGCGCGCGTCGATCAGGCCGGAGGCCGTTCCATTGAAGGCTTCGACGGCGGATTTCTGCGACAAGGTGAGGACGAACCAGTTCATCATCATGGGAGCTGCTCCTATGCTGCGAGTGCGTCTGTCGCGGCGATGTAGGCCGAGAACAGAATGTTGAGGTCGGAAACCTGTTGCGCGGTCAGGCCGGCGCCGCCATGCCCGATGGCGATGCGGCGGGCGGAATAGGTAAGGACGCTGCGCAGGTAATAGACAACCGATGTCGCCAGAGCCGATGAGGCGTTTGCGACGTCTACCGCCACCTGCGTTCCGGACTTGTACAGGCGAACGGTGTTCGCATCGGTCCGTGTCACAAGACTATAGCCCCGGCTATCCGTTATCATGCCGGACGTGGTAACGGCGCGCGCGGAGTTGACCCGGCCGGTCATCACGTTCGATGTATTGCGCGGAAACAGATTGTTCTCGGCGGCCGTGCCTCCTATCAGCGGGCTGCCGATTTCCGCCATATCGGTGACGTCCCAGGCGCCAAAGTGGCCGCTGTCGCGACCGAACTGCTGGGCCCCGTTGATAGGATCGAACCCGGTCGTCAGATGAGCGGATGCGCCGTCACCAAGCATGCCCACATAGGCGGTGAATGCCGGAGAGTTGACGAGCGCTGCCTTGTTGGTGGCCGGGTCGATCAGGTTGACTAGCGAAACCTTGCTGTCGTGTCCGCGCAACAGGTGCAGGAAGTCCAGCCGGGACCAGAGGCCGGCGGCGTTCAAGCCATCGACCAGAGTGTTGACGATGCTCTTGTAAGCCTCGGGGGCCTCAGCGCCGCCATCCGCGATGCCGGCCGCGAAATACGCTCGGGTCGCGGCCAGCAGGCCCCCGCCGCCCTCTGTCCGGGTGCCGCTAGCCAAGCTCAACCCAAATCCAAGACCGATCATCGCTGTGCTCCAATCACATCAAGTAAAGCCGTATCAATTTCAGCGGCTGCCGTTATCGATCCATCCGCGATCGCGGCAAGCACCGCCGCCCTGCGATCGAAGGTCGATTGCACGAACTCGCCGAGAGCTGTCGCCAGCGCAATCGCCTCTTCTGATCGCAGACGCGCGCCCCCCTTCTAGTTCTGCAGCGGTGCCACGAGGGTGTTCTGCATCAGCGCCGACCATGTGCCTACCGCAAGATCGCTGCCCGGCGTGTCATGACGCCAATCTAGACCCCGCCGCGCCATGGCCCTGAGGCTATGGCCACCTGCCTGCTATGCTTGCGCAGAAACCGCTGTTTCGAGTTCGGCCACGCTATCGCTCAGGTCGCGCACGGCCCGCCAAAGATATGCGATGAGCTGCAAGGCGGCGTCATCTGCAAGTGCCAGGTATGTTTCCCCTGATTTGTCCGGGACGGGCGTTTCCCGAACCAGGGCTGGATCGAACGCCAGCAAGTCTTGTGCAAGGAAGCCAAGACGATCACCCTCAGGAAGCCCGACCGGGATATCCTCTTTTCTCTGCCACCTGACCGGCGCAAGCGCCGCGAGGTTGAATTCGTTCGTATCCTCGACGACATCCTTGTATTTCGCATCGGACGGCAATGAATTGATCAGAACAAAATTGTTGCCGTCGATGCTGTAGTAAAAGCCGCTATCCCATGCGAACCGAACATTGTTCGAATAGATCATGGAAATCGAACTGCCCGTCGAAAACAACACTCTCTTGGCGCCTGGGGCGTGAATGTAATCGGAAGCTACTCTAGCCAAGGATGATAGAGAGGCACCACCAACTGCACTCGCATTTGCCGCCGTGCCGCCAACGGGGAGATAGCCTGAAAGCGCCGCTGACGATGCCGCCCCCAGCGTTGCCCGGGCCGCCGCCGCGTCCCCGTCGTCCAAAAGCCCCTGAATGAACGACGAGACGCCCAGCGCGCCAAGCGTCGCCGCCGCATTTGTGCTCTCCAAGAGTTCCTGGGCAAATGCCGAAACGCCGAGCGTGGTCAAAGCCGTGCTGGCGTTGCCGGCGGCGAGTAGCGATCGCGCATAGGCGGTCAGCGCGGTTAATCCGGCCGAACCTTCGCCGCTGAAATACGGAAGTTTGTCGGCCGCCGGGACGAGGCCGGAGAGCGCGGAAAGCGAGGCATTGTCGAGCCGCCGAATATAGTCCGCCAGCGCCACCGCATTGGCAATCACCTGGTTGGCGTCATCCTGCCGCTGCAGAGCATAGGCATAGGTGCCGGAAGCGCCGACCCATTCGACTGCCGCCGTGATCGCGGTATCGCTGTCGACGCTTGCGATCGGCAGCGGATTGCCGGCGGCCTGAGGATAGACCACGCCGCCGGCGATCAGCGCCGTTGCCCAGCCCGTGCCATCACCGGTCACGGTCCTCGATCCGTTTGTGAGCGTGATTGTGCCAGTGGCGTAAGCGGTCATCAGATAACCTCGTCGAAGATGAATGCGGAGATGGTCAACGGCCGGCCGACCATGTTGTAGAATTTGATCCGGTCGTAATAGGGCTCGAAGCGCGCATAGAAGGTCTTTTCGCCGGGAATGGTGTTGTCCGTTGCCTTGAGCACGATGAAGGGCGGAAGTCCGTAGTCCTTCGCCGTGTTGATCATCACGGTGGAGGGCGGGCCGCCGGAAGAGCGCGCGGCAACCCATGCGGTCACGATCTCCTTCGGCGTCAGCGGCGACATGCCCTCCTTGATCGTCAGATGCTGATCGGCCGCCGTCAGCGCATCATGACCGGGCATGGAGACGCGAAAGCGGAACGCGCCATTGTCGTTGCCGATATAAACCCGCCGCGTCATGTCGCCCTCTTCAGGATGATGTAATAGAAGTCGAAATCCGCGTTGCGCGGGCCGGTGTCGGCGTAGGTCTTGGCCTTGATCGTCCAGTTGTTCTCCAGCCAGACGCCGAAGAAAAACGGGACCTCGCCGAGCGTGGTGTCGCGATTGACGCAACTGCTTGTCGGATAATAGCTGGAGTCCACCGGGACCGCGTTGGCGTTATGCGGATTGGCGTAGGTCATCGACCCGTAGAACAGCGGCCTGTAGCCCAGATCGGGGAAATTGACCGTGGCCCACCATGTCGAATAGCCGTTGCCGGTGGTGCGGCCCATGCGAAAGCGGCCTTCGGCGTGCACCGCCACGTTCTGATAGCGGGAGTCGAGTAGCAGCGCGCCGGTCGGGTTGACGACGTCGTCGCCGGGCCGGCTCAGGAACGCGCCGGAAACGCCGAAGGCTGGATGTCTGCCGATAATGATGCGTCTTGCCATCGTCAGACCCCGAACACGCGATAGTGGATCAGGCCGCGATATCGGCGATAGCCGCCGCCGGGGATGGACGGTCGGGAAAGCTCAAGCCGATCGGCATAGACTTTGGAGCCGTCCTCCACGGTGCTGTCTTCTATCCGTAGCTCGCCAAAGCCCGCGCCGTCATAGGGCGTGCTGGCGCCCTGGTTCTCGAACGTGACATAGGCGGCCGGCACATAGCCGGGCGATTGAAAATGAATGACCAGCGGCGATGATATCGAGGTCAGGCCGTCATTTCCGTTGACCGGCGCCGGGTCCGTTATGGTCCCGGCCGCGATCAGCACGCCTGAGAAATTCCAGTTGGAATCAAACAGCTTGTTTCTGTCGGAAAGCCCGCCGTCATGGGCGTCATATCCCGGCTTCGTCAGCAGGATGCGGCCGGCCGTCATGAGAAATCGCGTTGCCATCAGTCGCTCACCGAAAGGTAGTCATTGTCGAGATCGAGCCGCGTCTTGCCGCTGGAGCCCAGCAACAGACCGGCGACGATCGTGCCGATATGGCTGGCGTTGAGCTTCAGGACGCCGCCTTCGAACAGGAAGGGGCGCTGGCCATTGTTGAGCACCACGAACTGGTCGGCGTTGACGGCAAAGCGCGAGCGCTGAACGCCGCCCTCGGTGTAGATTTCCAGGTAGAGGCCGCTTTCATGATAGCCGCTGCCCGTGCCGGCCCTCAGGAGGACGGAGAAGCGGGCATTGACGCCGCTCTGATTGGCGGTGGCGGCGAATTTCACCTGACCGGCCGCGAAGTTCTCGTTCAGCAGCGCGGTCACCGAGGATGTCTGCTGCGCGATCGCCTCGTCGGCGGTGACGCGCGCCTGGCGTTCCTCGACAACCGATGCCGAGACGTCGACGATCTCGGCGCCGACCAGTTCAAGCGTCTGGGCAAGCGCCTCATCCTCGCTGGCGCGCACCAGCTTTTCCTCGATGATCTGCGCCAGCGCCTCGCCGCTCTGCTGGCGCAAGACCTGACGGTCCAGAAGGCCGACGGACCCTTGCAGCGAAAGCGCGATAGCAAGTTCGGACGAGCGCCTGATCGAGCGGTTGAGATCCGCCTGCAGCTCCTCGAAGCGTTTGCGCACGTCCTCGCCCACGGTCTCAAGCGTAACATCGAGGTCGGCGAGCACATTCGGCGTTGTCACCGACAACCAGGCGGACCATTCCGTCGGCCGAGTCGAAACCGGCACATAGCGCCCGCGCACCTCATATTCAGTGTTGGGCTGGAACACCGGCTGCAGCAGCGAATAGTACGGGCTGGCATAGCGCGAGCTGTCGCTGTCGAAGACAACGTCGCCGGAGGCCGCAAGCCGCACCTGCACCCAAACCCGCTCGACATCCTCCAGCCCGCCAGCCCATGAAACCCGGATGGTCGGCCGCCAGGCCGCGCCGGAGGCGTCGTAAAGTGTCGCAGGCTGAACCGTCCAACCGGTCATCACCTGGGCAGGCACGCCGATCTTGCCGATCCATCCGACCGCCGTTGGCAGAGCATCTGCCGCAGACCAGTCATAATCGGCCGGGTCGATTTCCTTAAGTGACACGACGACATTCGCACTCATGGGCGCTGCGACGGCGACAATCAGGAATTTCTTGTTGTCATAGCCGTTGCGCACGCTTGTCCAGGAAACGACGTCATTCGGCTCCATCGGCCATGCGTCCGGCGGCAGACATATCTGATGCGTGCGGAAACGGCGTGCATCGTTCAGCATCGCCAGCATCAGTCGCTGCACCTGCCCGCCATAGGGACAGGCTTCGAAGCTCACGCCCTGCGGCAGGCGGCGGTTGCCGTCAAGCACTTCCAGCGCGCTGTCATAGCGCGCCGGCGCATCCTTCATCGTCCACTTCTCAGCCGGCTCCGGATAGGTCGCTTCAACGGCATTCACCGTGTCGTCGAGCGATCCATGCGGCGAAAACGACTGACCCTTCGTGATGACAACATCGTCATCCGAAAAGGCGTAGACCGCGCTGCCCGGCGCGCCGACCGAAACCTTGAATACGCCGCCGACTTCGGCAAGACGGGCATTGCAGGCAAGACGAAGATCCTCGATCGCATCGAGTGGCCGCTCATCACCGCGGAACTCGTACCCGCCCCGAAAAGCCGGAACCGGGCCGGCGCCGTCATCGACCAGAGCGTCCGCCTCATTCATCGCCGCCATCCAGTTGGCGGCGGGCAGCCGATAGGCGCTCAGGTTTTGCCCGCCATAAATCCACTGATTGCCGTAATAGACGCCGCGAATGACATTGTAGGTAATCACCGGCAGATTGTTTGACGGTTCCCAGGTGGCGGGATTGTCCCAGCGATGCGCGCCGCTGCCGCCGACCGAACTATCCTTGCGCGGATCGTAGAGCGGGATCGAGCCCAACTCGAACAACATGCTCGGCGCGCTCGAAAACAGATCGCTGTCGTACCGGCAGGTCACGATCGCATAGGTCACCCCGCGACCGATCATCGCCGAAGTAAACGGCCTGTCGGCATTGCCGCCGAAGCGATCAATCAGATATCCGTCCGCCGAAGTCTGCGAGCCGTTATAGAACTTGACCCACATATAGTCCGCGCCGCCGCTCCGGTACTCCGCGACCGGAAAACCGAATTCGCCATGCGCCTCGCCTGTCAGCAGTGTCACCTTCTGGTCGTCAACCCAGACGCCATTGAGCCCGGATTGCGGCAGGCTACTGAGTTCGATCACGTCGACGAAATAGGCGTTCGGCGTTCCGTCGACCTCGCCCCATGTACCTGCATATTTGCGCCGCCCGGCGGTGGCGTAATCGCCGGCGATGAAGGAGAGTGGCTGATTGTCGCCCATCCGGATCGACAGATTGACGCCGGGATCGCGGGTGTCCGCCTTCTGCTGTTTGCCGGTAATTGCCTTTTGCAGCAGGCTGGCGCCGACGCTGAGGCCGATGCCAATAATAGCCTGCCCGACGGCGCCGAGCGAACCGATCCAGCCGGCGACGGCCCCGATCGCACCAAGCAGTGGCGCGGCATGCGCCGCCGTCGCCGCGCCGAGAAACGCGGCCAGCGTATAAAGCAGAAATCGTGTCATTGTTACCCGATGCGGAAGCCGCGCGTTGCGTTCAGAAGATCGACCGTTCCGAAGCCGGACGGCTGCAGGACGAAGATGCGCTCGCCGTTGACGACGCCGAGCGCGAACCCGAAACCGTCATCGGACGGAATGGCCGCGACATCGCCGAGGCGGGCGCGGGAGATATGGATTTCCGGCAGGATCGTTGCCACGAGACCGCCGAGATCGGCAAAGCCGTCATTGCGCAGCACGCGCAGCGCGCCGACGCCGGAGGTGTAACGCTGCCGCCAGGGTGAAACGATATCCTCTCCCGTCAGCGCTTCAGCCAGATTGCCGACCAACCCGACAAGGCAATCATGTTCACCCCACGAAAACGACGTGCGGCGCATATCATCGCAGGCGACATCAAACCGCGCCCGCCATCCATCGATACGCTGAAGCTCTTTCATGCGTCCCGCCCCCATGGAATATCCCAGTTCTCGACAACGCCGGAATATTGGCCCCACTGATCATCCTGCCGGCGCTTCTGGCCCTCATAGGAGGATTTCAGCGGATTGGTGCGCGAAAGCATCGCGATCGCGGCCGAGATCACATTGAGCGTGATCCCGCCCTCCTCGCCCGCCGCAGGCGTTGCCACCGGCTCGCCGTCCACAACGCCGAGGAACGTGATTTCCGCCGGCCCGACCGCCTGCCCCGTCGCTGGATCGATCAGCAACTGGTGCACCTCGACGGCCGCAAGCCGCGCGTCCCAGCCGCGCACAAGCTGCTGAACAGCCGGCGCGATCTGCGAAAGCCGGATATCGATCGTCTGGATCGTCATGTCGGAAACCCGCGGGATTTCCTGGACGTCAAGATTGACGTCGCCGAGATAGGTCCGCGTCACGATCGCGCCGCTCTCGCCGTCGATCACGTCGATATCCAGATCCTCGCCCCCGGTCCAGAAGCCGAGCGAAACCGGAACACCCGTCGCCCGTTCCCGCGCCGTCACATAGACCAGCGACCGGACAACAAGCCCGTTCTCGCGCGCGCCGGTAAGCGCCGCCATAAATGATGCAGAGACGTTTTTCATTTGACTCTTTCCTGAACCGGCAGGCTAAACTTGATTCTCAAATCGCGAGGGATGAGCAATGAAACTGGAACTGGACATCAACGACGACAATCCGACGCCTAAATTGGGAGCCGCGCTCATCGCCGTGTCGAGTGCGCTAGACCTGAGCATCGAGAAGCTTGCTGAAGAAAAAGGAACGCTTGACCTGTCATGGCTCGATGAGCTTCGACAACAGTCTATTGTCGCCGCTAAAGGTACGATTACAGAAGACATCTCGATAGAAACCGAGGCGGACGCTCTTGGGTTCGCTATCGAGTTGATCGATGCGAAATTTCAGACATTGCGCCTCGGCCTTGTTCAGAAAAGCACAGACTAGGTTGCAACCCGATAGGTTGACCAATGCCAGCCCGCCATTCGGATTGAACATCACGAATTCTGACGACATCACACGCCCCGCTTTTGGACGATACGGAAGGCAATACCGCTGACGATGTTGCCCGATGACGTTCCCGACTGCAGTGAACCGGGCATGATAATGCACGAGCAAGCCGGCCGCGCGAGCGTACAAGTCGCCCCGGCCGACACGGACACGGAAAGGCGCGGAAACACCTGAAACGCGCCGGTTGTCCCGCCCGCCGTCGCAACGACGTTTTCGGAGACTTCGACAAAGGCATGCGTTCCGCCAGAGGTGACGATTTGGATCTTGTCCCCGATTGAGAGGCGGTATCCTGATGGCAGCCCCCCAAGCGACAGCGATCGACCATTCGCGGCAACTACAGTCACCGTCGCCCCGACAAGCCCCGCTCCGCCTGGATCGAGCTTCGGACCGCAGAGATACGGGTCACGAAAAAGAAACGGTTCCTGCACGCCGAGAAGCCCATTCACAAGCGCCGAGATCTCGTTCGCTTCTGGCAGGCGAACAGGTTGCAGTGCGATCGCCGCCGACCACAGCGGTGGGGCAAGCTCAGCCTGAAACACCACACCTGACCCGACCCCGGACAACTCGTCGTTTCGCCGAATTTCCCAGCGCATCGGCAACAGCGGCAAATGGTCAAAAAACTGAGCAAGCGTCTTCATCAGCCGACCCTGTTCGGATTGCGTTGGATCTGCCGTATCCGGCCGGGCAGCTCATGGCGCGAGAAATTATCGATCTGCGAACGCACTTCGCGCGCGATGGCCGCAGCGTCGTTCGGGCTCGTACCTTCGGGCACCGCGATACTGATGCCACCGAGATTGATATTGTTGACCGTACCGCTGGCGTTGGCGACACCTGCGGAAAGCCCGGTTCCGATGCGATGTCGTGGTATCACCTCACCACCGCGCGGCAGGTTCACCAGTTCCGGGCCCCGCTCGCCGACGAGTGCCATGCCACCCTGGGTGAAATTCGTTCCGGTCGCATGGGCAGGCAACAGCCCACCAAGCAAGCCACCGCCGAACAATCCGCCGAGTGGCCCATCACCGAACAATGCGGCTTGCGCAGCGGCTTCCATCAACCGGCTGATCAGCCTGTCGAGTGCATCATTGCCGGTTTCGATCACAGGTATCAGTGATAGAAAGCTATCGCGGGCGCTGTCACGGAAGAAGTCAGCAGTTTCGGCGGCCTGCTCCTGTTTGTCTTTCTGATCCTCGATCGCATGGGTCAGATCGCGGATCGCTTCCCGTTCGTCATCGGTCGCGGCCGCGCCGGCACGGCGAAGGCTCTCGAATGCTTTCTTTTCCTCTGCCGTCATTCCAAGCATCTGCAACTCGTCCTGCAATGCCTGGATAAGATCATCGACCGCTTCGCGTTCCTTCGCCGCATCCTGCGCTGCCGTCCGGCTTGCCTTCTGGCTGGCGTCACGCGAAGCTCTGGCCGCAAGGCGGGCCTCGGCCTCAGCCCGGATCATTTCCTCCGTCGGCGCGCCGCCCGCATCCTCATAGAGTTTCCGAACTGCTGCCATTTCCTTTTCAAGGGCAAGCTGATCGGACGTCATCCCATTCTGGCGCAGAAGCTCGGCCGTAACGGCGCGGTTTGCCGCAAGCTTTTCTTCCAGAATTTCCCGACCGGCATTGTAGTCTGCATAATCATCGGAGGCGCTTCGGCGCGTCTCGACGCCGATGGGATCAAGCTCGGTCGTACCGCCGCTATCGTCGGGCACCCACCCTTCCCCGTCGCGCCAGACCATCTTCTGCCCCATATCGACGCCGAACATGTTTCCAAGGCCCGTCCAGATATCCGCATTGCCGGCCTTCTCCAGAACCTCGTCGAGCGACTTTCGAAAAGAACCAAGGTTCGATACGAGCGCCGATACCAGCCCACTAATTTCTACCAGGCTGGATTTGACCCGGGTTCCGATGACAAGTGACATCGCTTCCCATTCTGCATTCACATCCTCCGCCTTACGCAGCAACTCCTCATCCATGACGGCGCCCATATCGCGGGCTTCCTGACGGGCGTCGGCAATGCTCTGTCCTGCATCATCCATCAGAGACGAAAACTGCTCGGCAGCGGTACCGCCGAACAACTCGTCAAGCACTCGAATTTGCGCCGCACGGTCGAGTTCCATGATCTTGCCAATCAGGGTTTCGAACATCGTTGCAGGATCTTCCAGCATCCGGGTCAGTTGCCGGGCAGAGAGGCCGAGACGCTCGAAGGTTTCTGCGGCAGAACCGCCGCCCGTCTTCACGAATTCATCCGCGCGGAGTTGCATCTCTTTCAGGCCATCGGTCAGCGCGTCGACCCCAACCTTGTTCTTCACGGCCGCATATCGCAGTTCCTGGAAGGCCTCGAAATCTACGCCGGCGGTCTTTGCGGCCTTGCCGAGATCCGTCACCGCATCGACCGCCTGCTGCGTTGCCGCCACGAATGAACCGATGCCAAGTGAAGCGGCAAGGCCACCCGGCCCGCCGGAGAGCATGCCGAACAGCGAGTCCGCTCCGCCAATCTTCGATTTGATCGACAGGAACGAACTCGCCGTGTCATTGGCCGCCGTGCGGGCTTGCATCCGTATCCGGGTCATCGCGCCCTTGAACTCGCGATCGTCCGCCCCGATCGTGACTGGAATGTCCGGTCTGCTCATCTCGGTTATGCTTTCCTGCGGATGGACTTTTGCGAACCATGGCCGGCGACGATCTCGCGAATGCGAGTATGGCTTACAGGAGAGGTCTGTGCGGACCTCCCCGCAACGCCGGCAATGGCCATGGAGAGTTCGGAGGGCGTGGCGGCCCAGAAGGTGGCCGGCGACCAGTTGAGCCGCTCGGAAGCGACCGCGAGTTCGAACAGCGTCCGGACGTGATCGGCGATCAGGACGCCGGTTGAGGCTTTTTTCCGGTGACGGCGGCCTCCACATCTTCCAGCGGCGACGAGGTTTGCCGCAATTGGTTGCCGGCCTCTATATGGGCGGTCAGCGCTTTTTCGATACCAGTGCGCCAACTTGCATGGTCAGCGGCCGAGATGTTTTTGCCGGACAACACCCGGGCGGCAATCTCTGCCCTGCCCTCGTCATCGTCGGCAACGGCAAGACAGCGGATCGCACACGATACCGCGAAAGGTTCGAAGCCGAGCAGCCGCTGATAGACCTCGTCCATGGTCCGGGCGCCGATGGCCTGTGACAAGCGCATCAGGCCGGCAAACGTGACGGCAACAACGATGTTCTCTTTGCCGATCGTCACCGCCGCTTCGCCGCGCAGTTCGTTGGCGAACGCCGTCATTAAGCTGCCGCCTCGAAGGCGACGTCCCCATCGAAGACGCCGGAGAGATCGCAGGTAAGCTCGCCGGTTTTATCACCCTGGAAATTCGCAGAAAGTATCCTCATGAAACCCTCGAAAATCCCAACAGAGGGCACCGATACCTGATACTCCGCGAGCGTCTGGGCAAGTATATCCTCCAGCACAAGCGCCTGGGTAGCCGAGCTGACATAGGCGCCGGAGCCGGACCAGCGCACAGACTGCACTCCGCCGATCGACGAATACCGGAGAACACCGCCCGGGTTGTCACAATCCGGTTTCGTGGTGTCGACCTCTTCGTTGTTGATGTTGAGTGAACGCTGTTCGACAACACAGACGATGTCGAATGATTCCGTAGCGTCGTTCTTGCGTTTGATGATCAGTTCGCGGCCCAGTGCCATGGCAGGTTCCTTTCAGGGAGAAGCGCGCTCACCAGAGCGCAACAATATGTTCGGCGGTCGTACCGGTGGCTTTGACGCGGCGGTAAACCCCCAGCACGTAACCAACAGGATGGTTGTGCAGCGTCACTTCCGTGCCGCCCATAGTGATGCCACAGACGTCACCCTCGGTACCGAGATAGAGCGTCGAATATTGCGGCAGATCGGTATCGTCGTTCGGCACGACAGGCGCGCCAAACTGGAAGGGCTGGTCGAGACCTCCCTGTTTTTTGGTGAAAGTTGTCATGAAAATAACTCCGTGTTTGCCATTCCGTTCGGTCGACATTTCATGACCGGCGGGATCTACGTTGTCTGCTCGTGCCGACGGACGTGGCCCATAGGAGGCGCCCATCCGGACCGGAGCGGCCTTGGCAGGCACTGTTTCAGCTGGCTATGCTTCTTCTGCCGACAGATACCGAAGCGTGATGGAAGGATCGGACATGGATGCATACGGACATCTGCGGATACTGGTCAGCCTCATTTTGGGGCTAGCGATCACACGGGTGCTTTCAGGTCTGTCCCGACGATTGCAGGAACCGGACAAAACCGCCGGCATGCCTGCCCAGATTGTCTGGTCGCTGGTTCTTCTTTTCGGCGCCGTTCACTTCTGGTGGTGGGAATTCGCTCTTCGCTTCATCAGTCAATGGAACTTCTGGATTTACATATTTGTCCTGTCGTACGCCTCGTTGTTTTTCCTGATGTCGACCTTGCTCTATCCCGACCACATTCAGACGAATGCTGATCGAGAGGATTTTTTTATTCGCCGCAGGTATGCTTTTTTTGCCCTGTTTGCGGCCTCTTTCGCGTTCGACCTGATCGACACGCTTATCAAAGGTCGGGACCACCTCACGTCTCTGGGCATTTGGTACGGCGTCCGGCTCGCAGCCGGAACACTGATCGCCTTGATCGCGATGAGAACTGAAAACAGCAGGAAGCTGATGTGGCTGGGTTTGATCTGGCTTGCAGGGAATATTATCTGGATTACCGTGCGATACAGAGCGCTGGACTGAGCAAGTTAATTTGACCGCGACATCCTTCAAATTTCTTTGTCTGCGAGGGTCAAGCCCGGTACACAGCCAGTCGCTTCGACCCACCATTCCACAGGTCAGGTCGCTTGACTCATAGGCGCTTCCGAGACACATCACTTCTTATGACAGTCATGAGCCTCAATCTCCTCACTCGACGGGTTTGCCTTATCGCAGGCAAATAACCCCCGGCCTGGTTGCGTCGCGCCCCGGCCGCGGGGCAATGGCACTTGCCATCTGGCGCGTGGAATGCCGCCAATCCAGCGACATCAGATCCCTAAAATCGAGATATCGCCCAGTCTTGCGACCCTGTGTGCTGACGGCTGCGGCAAGGAGATAAAACTGTGCTTACCAAGAAAAAGAAACTGCGAAAGCCCGCGATTGTTCTGACCGAAACAGATCACAAGCGGCTGTCGCTGCTGGCGGAGCAATCCGCTAATCGCAATTCCGAAGTCGCGGAATCAATCCTTATCGAGCTTGAACGCGCCCGAATCGTCAAGGATGAAAAAGTTTCGAAAAATGCTGTCCGCATGGGTTCTTCTGTGCGCTTCACGACGGACCTTGGAGAGGACCGACAGGTCACTCTGGTATACCCAGGAAACGCTGATATTGCCGACGGCAAGATTTCGATCCTCACCCCGATCGGAGCCGCATTGATCGGCCTTTCAACGGGACAATCGATCGATTGGGAAACGCGAGATGGCCGCGCGTGCCGCTTGACCGTAGAAACCGTGGAGCAACCGACTTGAATCTGCCAGACGTGCATCACGAGGCTTCGAACTCTGGATCCGTCGCCACCGTCTTGTAGTCACCGACAAACGTCAGTGACCCAACTCCAAGCGCAACACCGGTCGACCTGTCGACAAAGCTGCGGGTTTCCGACAGCGTCAACTCTACGACCAGCCCGTCGAGTTTGATCGCGCTGCCGAGCGCTGTTTCCACCAGCACGGCAATGCGATCGAACTCGATATCCGGCTCTTCCGCCTGGAAGTGGGCAATCACATCGATCGGCAAGCGCCGGTCATAGCCGACTTCACCATTCGGCCCAGCGCATGGGCGAACCTCGGCAGTTTCCTGATGCTCCGCCCATGTCGCAGTCAGCGCCGGCAGCAGGCTTTCCCGGATCGCACTGGTGCGCGCCCGCTTGACCTTGCCCTCACCGGAAAATTCCGGAATGGCGGACAGGCGTGCGAGGATCGCATCGAATATCCGGGTGCGAAGGTGGGCCATCAGATATCGCCTTTTAGCCAGAGGTTCAGCATCGCCCGCCCGTCATCGGTTAGGTTCCGGATCCCGTAGGTCGTGCGGTCGATGATGACGGTATCCCGTTCACTTTCGAGATCATCCAGCCCCGTCGCCGGGACCGAGAGCACATGGGTGACTGCCTCGACATCCTGCCGGCCGAATGCGTCGCCAAGCTCCAGCTCACGCTTCTGCCGCAGAATGCCGCGAACCGAGTCGGAGCGTTGGACGCCGCCAATGGTGAAGCGGCAGTCGACATTCCCGAACGTGCCGGCGAAGGCATCGCCCATTCCGGCAAAGATCGCCGGCCGTTCGATCTTCATGCCTTGTCCTTGTCCTCGTCGTCGCCGACATCATCCTCAGCGGCAGCCTGAAGTTTCTTCAGCTCGTCGGCCAGCGTGGCATTGTCCTCGGCGAGCTGGTCGCGATCCTCGGTGACCTCCTTCAGCTCGACCTTGAGCGCGGCAATATCCGCCTTCAGATCCGTCACCGGCTTTCCACCATCGGTTTTGGCGACCAGCACATCGCGTTCCTTCGTTAGGGCCTCGACCCGGTCGGCGAGCTCGTCACGCTCTTCCGTGAGCGCCGCTACCCGCTTATCAGCCGTGGCATCGGCGGATTTTCGCCATTTGCCGAACACCTGTTCGAGGTTGTCGGCATCGGCCTCGCTGAGACCGTTTTTTGACAGCGGCACATCCTCGCCGGGCGCATAGGTTTTGGTGCCGATCCTCACCGTCGTGTTGAACTTTCGTGTATTAGCCATTGTTATCGCTCTTGTTTCTTCCTGTTTATGTGGGGCGGGCTCGATACCCGCCCGGCCCGTATCAGCGAACGAGCGCAAACAGGCTGGCGTTCGGCTCCGGCGCAATCGGCAGTGGCGCGGCCTGCGTCTGGATGATCGTGCGCGAGGGGTTCTTCTCCCGCCACATGTCCGGGAACCGCTCCATCGGCACCAGCGCCTGATCGTCCAGAATGGCGCCATAACCGAAGTGGCCCATAAAACCCTGCGGATCGAGAACGCCGACGCCGAAGGTCGGCCAGAAGTTGCTTTTCACGCCGCCGACCGTGTAGCCCTGCGAATACTGGATGAAGGTGATCTCGCCGATCTGACCGAGTACGGCCGAGTATTTGCCCTCGGCACCTGTCGACACCGGACCGAACTCCATCGAGCCCGAAGCTTGACGGCGATTATCCAGCATCTTCTGGAAACGCTCGGACCGCTTCAGCAGCGTTGCCGCACCCGGCCCCAGTGTCACCTCACGCGCTGTAAAGCCGTCAGTATTGGCAAGAAGCGCGATCCAGTCCTCGACATCGTCATAGGGGTCCACACCGCTCTCGCCCCAGCGGGCAGCACCCGACAGCGCGATGGTGAGCTCGGTCGCCCGCTGGTAATTGACCGTCTGGGTCGGATAGTTCTCACCTTCGACCACGACCTGCCCGGTGCGCAGGATTTCCGAGCACATGTGCTCCTCGCGGCGCGTGATGCGCATGTCCTGATCATCGATGATCTGGGCGATGTTGTAGGCATAGCGCTGTTCGGGTGAGACCGCACCACCGATATTCTCACCCGGCATGCGGATCAGATTGCCGGAAGGCCGCAATGTGTTCTGCGGCTTCAGATAGGCGGGCTTCAGACTGGTGGCCTGGAAGCCGCGATTGGCGGCATCCTTGCCCGGCACATCCGGATGGACGAAGGGGGCAAGCTCGCGATCCGGCAGGATCCGGTCGAAGACGATTTCTTCCTGCTCCGAGAGAACCGTGGTGGCGAAGTAGCGATTGCGCAGAAAGGCCTCAGGCCGGTCGCGCGGCGGCAGAACCGTGACCAGTTCCGCCGTATTGAGAAGAAGATCACTCATAGTATTGATTTCCTGTGATGTTCCGGGACTGCGGAAGAGGTTCAGTCGAGCGTGCGCACGAACAGCGCGGCACCCTTCCGGCGGAAGGCCTGCTCGACGCTTGCGGCGTCATGACCGGCGCCGAGGGTGAGCTTCGAGGCGTCGACGGCCGCACCGAAGTACGCCTGTGCCTCGACATCACCGCCGGACGCGTCGACATCAAAGGCCAGAATGCAGTCGGGATCTTCCGAGCCGTTACCGGCCGCTACGAGTGACAGCGTGTGCTTTCCGCTCGCTGCGATCTCGCCCAGCACTGCGCCGCGCTTCAGTTCCTGACCACTGGCAATGGTGACGGTACGGGTGACGACCTGGACGTCGCCGACGATCAGGTCATTGGGGGCAAAGCTTGCCGTTTCCATGGGATCATTCTCCGGTGTTGCGGCGACCATGCCGCGCATTGATGGCACCGCCGACAGCCGCCAGCAGCGATTTTCGTTCCGAGGTGGCAGACGGCGCTCCGCCGGCGCCGAGCTTCGGGGTTTTGCCCGCCATGCGACCGGCAAGACGATTGCCGCCGGCCGAAGCCGACGGCGTCGAGGCATTGAGGATGGCGCTCGCCTCCTTCGCCGAATAGGCAGTGTTGAACGCCAGATGGTTGGCAAGCTCGGCATTGGCCGAGGCCTTGGGATGCGTCAGGATCGCCTGGATCCGGGAGCGTTCATCGGCACGGGCAGATGCCTTCGCCGAAACCGGCTTTTCGTCATCGCCCTCGGGATCATCGCCGGGCGCGCCCTCGCCTTCCGCTTCGGGCTCGGGATCGTCGCCCTCGGCATCCGGATCCCGGTTCTCTTCTTCGAGCACTTCCGGCGGGGTTTCCTTCTCCGGATTGTCTTCCATCCGGTTTCCGCCCCTGCCGCCGCGCATGGCGGCGAGCACGCTCGCGGACAGGCCGCGCGTGACATTCGACATATCGATTTCCTTTGTCGTTGATGGTTCAGGCCGAACGGCCTAGTTCGGTCCCGAAGGCGGCAAGCACCTGCGAAGGACGGGCGACGGCGTCGGCAAGCCCTGCCGAGACCGCCTTTGCACCGCGATAAACACCCGCCTCGGTGGCAAGCGCCTGGTCTTTCGAAAGCCGCCCGGCGCGGTACCGGGCGACCGTTTCGGCAAATTCGACGCGCAGCTCTTCCAATTCGGCAAGCTCTCGCGTCAGCACATCCGCCGGAATGGCTTCGTATGGGTTCAGATCGGCCTTGTACTCGCCGGCCTTGAGGATCGTGACACTCAGCCCCTCCTTCTTCAGCCAGCCGCTGACATCGACATGAACCGAGACCACGCCGATCGAGCCGCAAAGGCCGGTGGACGGCAGCACGATCTGACGGGCGGCGGCGGCCAGAAGATAGCCGGCCGAACAGGCGTGATCAGTCAGAACCGCAATGGTCGGTTTCACCTGCGACAGCTCGAAGATCTTTTCCGCACAGTCGAAGGCGCCGGTAACCTCGCCGCCAAAGCTGTCGACCTCGATGACCGCGCCCTTGATGCTGTCATCCTCGCGGCAGTCATCGGCTTGAATGCCGATCCCCTCATAGGAGGTCATGCCGCAGGACTTGCCGATCCACCGGCCTTTGTTGACGAGCGAGCCCTCGATCTCGATCAGGCCGATGCCTTCCATCGGACGATGGACACCGCAATAGGTCTTCTCGCCCCACATGTCGGCATCATCGCGAAGCTGCTCGCCGATCAGGCCCATTTGGCCTGCGTCCGCCTCCGGCAGGCCGAGGACACGCGGGGCAAAGGCCCGGGCAATCGTGTCGGCCTTGGCCGGCTGCAGCATCAGCGGCGTGTTGAACATGCGGCTGGCGATTTCGGGATAGTTCATGGGTTCAGCCTTTCCTGCCGACCGAGGGGATACCCAGCGGATGGCGCCGCGCGGAACGGGCACTGTTCCGGCCGTTGACGCTGTCTTCGATCTCGCTGTCCTGATCAGCCTCATCGAGCGGCGGACCGCCATTGCGGCCGGTCATGTCGCTTTCCATTTCCGCCGGGTGCTTCAGGCCGAGGCTGCGATAGTAACGGGCCTCGCGGGCAAGCTGGTCGGCATCCATCTTCCAGTCCCTGCCCTGCTCTGCCGATTCCTGCTGGAGCGTCGTCAGTTTGCGGTCGAGCCGTTCGCCAGCCGCCTGTGCTTCCCGCAGCGGATCGATCCAGCCCCGCCCGGGCCCGATCCAGTCGGCATGACACCATGCCGCCGGGTTTTCCTCGAAGGAGACGGCACCCGCCGGCAGTTCGATCAGGCCACGGTCAAATATCTCTTCAAGCCAGGCGCGATAGATCGGCGCCATGAACTGAGCGGCAAAGCTGCTCTTCTTGGCGGTGAAGCCGCGCCAAATCTCTAGAAGCGCCGCACGCGCCGACGAATAGTTCACCTGGCTCCAGTCCATCGTGAGCTGCTCATAGGTGAGCCCGACGGCAGACGCGATCTTTCGCAGTGCCGCGTTGACGAACACCTCGAAGTTGGCGTTCGGATGCTCTGGCTTGGTCAGCTCAGCCTTCTCGCCCGGCAGCAGCGTGTTGATGCGGACACCGGGAAGGTTGATCGGGGCTGCGCCATAATAGGCCTTCTGGGCTTCCGACATCTCGCCATAGATTCTGCCCAGCGCTCCCTCGCCGCCATCGGCGTCGAGCGCTGCCATCATCTCTTCCGGATCGAACGGGGTTTCGATGAAGGCGGCCATGATCGCATTCAGCATCGCGGCCTGACTTTCAAAATCCTCGTAATCCGTGGATTGCTTGATGGAGCGCATGATCGGCGCCCAGTCGGAAGCCCCCCGCGTCATGCCCGGTCGCTTCGGATCGAAGGCATGAACCACGACCGGCCGGCCCCATTCGGTCGACCGGCTGACATATTCCCATGACCAGAGTTTAGTGTTGCCGGCATAGACATCGCCTGGGTGGCTCTTGCGAAAATGATAGCCGACCGGCGCACCGTAATCGTCAATCGCGACACCATCGCGCAGATACTCGCTGTCTAGCCTGCCCTTCGGGTTCGAGCACCGGGCCGGGTCGATCAGATGCACCGCCGTCGAAAACAGCGGCGCATCTTCCTGCCAGACGATCACGCCAAAGGCCTCGCCCTCCGGTCCAAAGCGATTACGAGCGGCAAGGCCGAGGATCCCGGCCATGTTCTTGGTGCGCTCGGCATCGCACCACATATCGACATCCTGGGTGTAGTCGCGCCACAGCCCTTCAATTTTGGTGGCGATCTCTTCGGCCTGGTCGAAGGTGAGATTGAGCGTTGTGTGGTTCGGCCGGGCAGCCAGCTTCCAGCCGGCGCCGATGATGTTGTCGACAAGCCGCGATGTGCCGGCCGCACCCCAGCCGTCATTGCGCGCCACATCGTTGAGGCGATCGACCAGCGTCGAACGCGACGCCGACAGCGCCGACTGGCCGGAGTAATTGCCGGCATGCCAGCCGGCAAAGCTCGGGTGATTGTAGGATGCGCCCTGATAGGCTGCCCGCGTCACGGCCTCGCCCGACACTGTCGCGGTCATTTGCCGGTTGCGGGCAGCCTGCAGGCGGGCGGCGTTGCGCACATTGGCGGAAAGCGGCCTGCTGTCTGGTCCGAGGATTTCCACTGTCATCCGAAGCTCACTCCCCGGCCGCGCGGACGGGACGACCGGCGAAGCCCGAGATTCGTTTCGAGATCGCGGATATAGGCCCGAAGCGATCCCCGGTCGGCGCCGCTGTAGGTGACGCTCTCGCCGTCATAGGAAAGCGTCACCGCGCTCTGCCCGATCTCCAGCCTGTGAAGCGCAAGCTTCGCCTCGCCGAGCCGGGTTTCCAGCGTCAGTCGTTCGTCAGTCGAAACCATGATGTCTGTCCTGTCTTAGCCCGGCCGGGTTCGTTGTGCGGCCCGTTCCGCCCGGCGCATGGCCGCTGCGACCCGGTCGGAGACCGGTGAAGCCGTCGCGGCCGACGGCTGTTCGGCGGTCGTTCTGCCGGCATCGCTGACGGCCTTCACCGCAAAAGCAAGATTGCCGATTAGGTCTTCGAGATCGCCCTGCGCTTCCGGTTCCTGCCGGGCGAGTTCTTCGGCTCGCGCGCCCCATTCGTCATCCGACCAATAGGGAACGCCAAGCCGGATGGCAGCCGCCCGCGACTGGTTGAGCATGTCGAGCACTTCGTTGCGCTGGCCTTCGGGTAGTTTCCACACCCAGCGGGGATAGCCGTTGCGGTCCTTTTCCTTGACCCGCACCTCGGATGTCGCCTGCTGGTAGAAGACATCGCCAAGGCCGATGGCAAAGCTGATGAAGCCGGGCTGTTCGGGATCATCCTTCCGGAAATCGCGATAGAGCCCCATCTTCATCACCGAGGCATTGAAGTTGTAAAACCGCGTCGACCACTTCTGTTTCTTCGGTTTGCCGCGCTTGTCATATTCGCGGACATGGCTGAGGAGCGGGGCGGCATCGCGATTGTCACCGCGCACCATGATCACCTTCGAGCGCGGATGGCGCCGGGCCCAGAACCACACATCCTCGGTATACGCATTGCCGTCGATCGCGACACGGTCGACATCGCGCAAGCGTCCATGTTCATCCGGCCAGCGTTTTACGATCAGCCGGTCAAGCGCTGCCATGACCTCGGCTTCCGAGATATGGCCGGAATGCTCGCGATAGCCCGCCAGATGACTGCCGGCCCGACTGTCGATCACGCCATAATCGATGACCGCGCTGCTCTTGTTGCGGCCCCAGCCTCTGAGCAGCCATTCGACACGATCGCCCTGGACGTCGATACCGATGGTCAGCGCCAGCATTGCGGCCGGCACAATGCCGCGCCGGAAGCCGGTTTCCTCGGCACGGTCGCGCAGGTCTTCCCAGGCGATCGCCTTGTTGTCGGCCTCAAACGCAAGGCCGAGCGTATCGTTGAAGAACACCTGTTCGGCGCCGGCGCCCTTTTCTTTGTCGTCGGCGCCGCCGGACTGGACCTTCAGCCACGCCCGCGCGATCGCCTCCCAGCTTTCGAGCGGCGAGTAAGGCACCCAGATATGGAACGAGCGGTGATAGCGTGCCCGTTCCGGATATTTGGCAACCCACCGCGCACCGTTCTCCGGGTCCACCATCCACTGGCGATGATGCTCGCGGATCTCGCAGCCGCAATGGACACAGACAAAGTGCGCGAGCTCCGGGTGCTGCGGATCGAGATGATCGCGCATGTTCTCCCATTCGAGCGGCTGCAGCTCATGGCAGTGCGGGCACGGCACATGATAGCGTTCCTGCGTGCCGGCCAGATAATTGGCGGTGATCCGGCAGCCGGGCGCGATCAGCGGCGTCGAGATCTTGAAGACCTTGCGGTTGAAGAACGCCTTCGACCGGCTGTCGGCCTGACTTTCCGGATCACCCGCGTCGTTATAGACCCATTTCGCAAGGTCATCCTGCACCTGGGAGCGCGGCGAGATCATCGACAGGCCAGCAGCGGAATTGGCGCCTGCCGCCTGTACGGCGCCGCGCCCGTCTGTCCTCTCCTTGTAGAGGATCGAATTGCCGCCATCGCGGCCGGCTTCCGGAAACAGCGCCCGGACAGAAACGGTCTCCCGCAAGAGTGGCATCAGCTTGGTCTTCGACCAGCGCGAGGCGTTTTCCTCGGTCGGATGGACATAGAGGAAATCGCAGGGGTCGAGGTCGAGCGTGCCGAGCAGAAAGATATTCGCCAGCACCGTGCCGCCCACCTGGGCGGACTTGGCAAGCGAGACGATCGAGCACGGATCGTCCGGTGAAAGCGCCCTCAGGATCTCCGAAAAGAACGGGAACATGTCCTCGCGGTAGGGACCCGGAAACGCCGAGATCCGTTCGGAGAACACGATGTTCTTTTTCGCCCAGCCGAGATAGTCGACCGGCGGCGGCGGCTCGCAGGCACTCGCCAGCGCTTCGAACATCAGCTGCGCCGGATTAAACAGCATGGTCATGCAGTGTCGGTCTCTTCGATGATCAGCTCGGGTTCCTCGTCGCGACGTTCCCGGAAGGTTACGGCGGCCTGTTCACGGATGTCCCGCCATTTGCGGGTGAGCGTCTTCAGGATATCGCGCTGCGGCAGGTTGAAGACCTCGGCGAGAGCGCCGGCGAGATCAGGTAACCCCTGTTCCATCACCTTGAACGCCTCGGAGGATGCCCGGCCGATCTCGCGGCGGACATCCTCGGTGCGGGTGTAAATCCCTTCCTCGGCTTTTTCCTGCCGCTCCATCTGGGCGGTCTTGTACTTCTGCTGCTGCAGCCGCTCGCGGGCGAGCTGCTCGGCGAGGTCCTCCTCGTCGTCTACGACGGGCAGCGGACGCAGCGGCACTTCCGCCGCCGCGCCCGTCCGCCGTCCGGCGCGCGGGAAATCAGCCTGTCTGTTCCATGATGCTGTGGAGGCTTTTCCGTTGGCGCCGAACCCTTGGGAGGGATCGATGGTGAGGCCCAACTGAGCGATCGCGACATCCGGGCGGATGCGGGCAAACCGCCCCTCGCCCTCGATCGCCCGACCATGGATCTGGCCCGCGCTCAGATATTGCGAGATACGGCCCGCCGAGACCGAGATCAACGACGCGAACTCGGCCTTGCTCATGCTGTCTGGCGTGGTTTCCATGGTGGCTAAACTCACCCTGTCTTTAGTTTAGGCTTGGACTTTAGGCTTCTGTTTCGGGCTCAGACTGGCCAACCCGCGCGGTGCCAAATACCCGCGTGGGCAAGGGCCCCGGGAAGGACCCACGGTTTTTCTGAAGTCTCGATCAGACGGGGCGGCGCGTTGACAAGCCCGAAGTTTTGAATATGACGGCCTGCTCGCCTTTACGATCAACGCAAAGCAAGCCATGGCCGTCTACGTCGATGATATGAAATGGCCCTTCCGGGGCATGGTCATGTGCCAGATGCTCGCCGACACCACCGATGAACTCCACGCCATGGCTGATCATCTCGGCATGGAACGCCGGTGGGTCCAGTACCCAGGCACGGCAAAAGAACACTACGACATTCCGCTGTCGCGCCGCGTGATCGCCGTCGAGGCCGGGGCTGTCGAGGTGAGCTGGCGTTTCATGGTCATCTTGATCCGCAGCCGGCGCTGACGCTTCCGTCAGCTGTTTGCATACGCCTTGCGGAATGCCCGCGAGAACGTTCGGTCCTTCTTCTGGCGCACAAGCTCGGAAACAATCTCATTGAGTTTCAGACGCTCCGAATAGGACGTGGCCCTCACAAACAGGATCACCGGATAGAACTCCCGGTCACCGCGCCCCGAATACCAGACACCGGGAAACAGATCGTCCCTGCCCTGTGGAACGAAGAACTGATAGGGCTTGGCCTTGCGCTTGCGCCGCGTCGAACCGCTCGAAACCCGCGTTGCCCCTGCCCCGCGATAGTCGATCTGCAAGTCCCGCATCACGCGGTTGAGAAACCCTTGCGTCATGTTGCCATATCGATCTAGCGGCGTCCGATCCGCTGGCACAGCCACGTGGTTTCGGGCCATAAGCCCCCGGCCGACCAGTTGCTCCTCGAATGACTTGTGCCGCCGCATCCCGCCATGGATTTCCGGGCCAAGGTAGGCAGCGGCCGGCAGCCCGCCCTTGCGCCCAGATCCTCCAACCACCACAGCCGAAACCCGGTTGGCCTCGCTCGCCTTTTCGTAGACGATCCCGCGAATGGCCCGCGCCGTCGGCCGGTCGAACACGACCTTCATCTTCGCCCGCACTGCCCGCATGCCGTCATCGGCCAGCCAGTTCAGCGCCAGCACTTCCGCCTTCGGCAGTTCCCGCCGTTGTGCAGATGTCAGCTTCGCCTCGAAGCGCGAAAGGTCGATGTCGATATGGGCGGAGATCATGGAGGAATTTCCCTTTGCCCTAAACGCAAAAAGGCGGACCGCTTTCACGATCCGCCTGCGGCGAGAGGCAACGCAATACTGCCGAGAAACCATCATTTTCAATTTTTGGAGAAGGCATAGCTCACGCACTGGCCCTCAATCGCATCTGCCGATCGGCTATCGTAAGGGCGGGGTTCGGGCGCGAGAGCGAAGGTCACTGAGAACCGAATCAACCAATGGCTCTATAAAATTCATAACTTTTCGAGAATTGCAAGAGGCAAATTCACAGGCGTTTTCTGCCCGAACATATCGACCTCGACGACAACATCGCCCTTCCCCTTGCTGTTGGGCGTGACCACCTCGGCCTCAAGCCCCGCAAACATTCCCTCGCCGATGCGCACCCGCTCGCCAGCGACAACCACGATCTTCGAGACCCGCTCCCAGTCGAACCGACCATCACCGGACTTCTGCATGATCCGGACAACTCTGTCATTTTCCAGCGCGAACGGGCTGAGCCACCCGCCCAGTATTCCGCGCACATGCTCGAACCCCAGCAGCGCATGCACCGCCATCTCCGACCAGGCAAACCGAACCATCACATAGCCGGCTATCAGCGGGATATCCTGCGGCGGCAAAACCTTGTGCCGACGGCGGCGCTTCGGCCCCTTCCGCATCGGCGAAAGCGCCTCGGCCCCGCATTCCGTCAGCGCTTCGCAAACGACCGGCTCCCGGCCGGTCATCACCTGCAACACATACCACGGCGCATCCTCCGCAGCCTTTTCCGCCAGCGCTGACCGCCCGGAAAGGCGGATCAACCGCAGCCGGTCCTCAAATTTCAGGCCATAGGCCAGATCGACCGAAGCTCCGATCTTCCGATACTCTGTCATTGAGCCGCCTCCAGCTGTTTCGTCCTGTGCAGTTTGTCGAAGAACGCCGTCAGCGCCTCGCCCGGCGTTCCAGCACCAAGAGGCGGAAAGTAGACCCATTCCACCCGCCCCATTTCCGGCAGCCATGGCCATCCGCGTGCGCTATGCTCCGCCTCCCAGGCAGCCCACAGATCGCCACCAACCCGCACCGCCTCGAAGTCAGCTCCAAGCAACGCGATTTCACCGGAAACTCGGGTGCCCTTGCCGGGATAGCGAGCGGCCTGATCGTTCATAGCGTTCACGGCTGGCCAGCCCATCTTGCACATCCGCTCGCGCCACAGCGCCTTGCGGTCTGCCCGCCCTTCCGCAATTTCCAGCTCCTGAAACCGCGTCAAGGCAGGCAGCCGCGCACACGGCTCACAAAGCCTGGCAAAGCGCTCCGCCATCCATGCCTTGCCGAAGGTCGCAGCAATCACCGGCCCGGAAGAGCCTTCCGCGCCTTCCGGAACAGCCGTCCAGCGCCTTTCGCGCAGATAGGTGCTTGCCGCAAACTTCACCGTCCGCCCGTTCATGGCTTCGAACGCCAGAAAAGCCGGTAGCATGGCGTCGGCCCCTTGTCGCTCCGCCGGCTTCAGCGCCTGCCATTCGGCAAAGGCCCGTTCGTCACTGTCATCGCCAAAGGTCGGCCATTGCCGGTAGAATTTCAGAAAGGCACGGCGCACGGCCTTGCGGTTCTCGGTCTCAGTCATCGAAGCCTCCACTCAGGGTTCGCGCCTTCGCGGCCGTGCCCAGCATCGCCCGCACGGCAGCAGCCTTCCGTCGGCGGCGCTCGCGCTCCTCCGGCCCGATCTCGCGCCGGCTCCTCTCCTCCTCCCGCTCTTTTGCGGCTTCCGCATGTTCGTGTTCAATCCGCAGCAGCTCCCTGTCATGCTTCGCAGCCGCATCGACAAGCGCCGAAAGCTCTGCGGGCTTAGGCAGGAACGACTGGAATTTCGGGTATCGGCCAAGCCGCAGGTTCTCGAATACCCGGCGAAGCGCACCGATCGGCTTGCCCCGCATCGCTTCGGCGTAGAACTGACCGGCCTTCTCGGCGTTGACGCTGTCGGGGATAGCAAATCCACGGTCCATCAACGCATCAAGCATGAGATCGGACTGCCGTTCGTTTGCCGGCTCAAGAGCCTTGCGCAACCTTCCAATCTCCCCGGCTGATGTCGATAATTTTGCCATCTTCGCTGCCATCGTCCTGTCCCATCCGTTTGCGCAAACTGTCCCGAACGCGCTGATTGTGATCCCTGATTTCGTCGCCGCGTGAAGGCTTGGCGGGCGAAGCCCGGGCGCCACCCTGCTGGCGCTCCTGCATCCAGCCGGGCTCGAAACCCTGCCAACCGCGACCGATCATGGTTTCCGCCGCAGCATCCGGATCCGGCATCAGCGCAAACCGCCGTGCGAGCAGTTCGGCTGCCCGGACGGTCAGGTTCTTCCGCAGCGCTTTGCGATGTTCGATGACGGCATCGGCAACCTCCGGCGAAAGCACGTCGCAGAGAACCGATCGGGGCGATTTCTTTTGTGTTCCTTTAGGAACACTTTCTTTCTTAACTCTGGCTTCTGGCTTTAGCATTGCAGCTGCATTGCATGTGCTATGCACCTGCATGCTCGCTTCATTGTTTTCATTGCCTTTTTTCCAGCGTTTTTTTGCGGCCTGTTTTTTGTCTTCAGAACTTTTTTCGCGAAATTGAAATTCTTTTTCCACGCGGCGGTTCCAGAGACCGCCCTCGGAACGGATGATTTTCCCGTCATCGAGGAACACATCGAGGTATTGGGAGAACACCTTTTTCGTGCAGCCGCACTGCCGCGCCAGCCGCTCGTGGTTCTCGCTCAGCGGCTCGCCGCGTTCATACATCAGCGCCAGCAGAGTAAAATAAACACCCATTTCCGCCGCCTTCATGCCGCGCGTGGCAGAAAGCCAATCGGACATATAGAACCGCACATATGGCATCTCGCTCATGGCAAATCCTCCATGAATCTAGGCATAAAATTATAGCAAAATACGATTTCAATCTTGCGCTCAATATCGCCTATAGCTATATTGAGTACATGAAGACGATCCGTTACACCAAGGTCGCGATGAAGAGCATTCAGCGCATGCAACCAAAGCGCCGCAACGCAATCATTGCCAGGATCGAAGCTTACGCGTCGGGTGAAACGGTCGATTTGAAGAAGCTGCAGGGCAGCCCCTATTTTCGCATCCGCGTCGGTTCCGACCGTATCATTCTTGATGATCAGGGCCTGGTCGTCATGATCATCGATGCAGGGCCGCGCGGCGGCATTTACAAGGATTGACATGCCATGGGCGAAGTTCAGAAAATCACCATAGAAGGCAAGAATTACGTGCTCCTGCGCGAAGCCGATTACGATGACATGATCGACAGCCTGCACGCCCGCGCGGTCATGGCCGGCGTGGAAGCCGGAGAAGAGACCTATCCGCACGAACTCATGGTCGCGCTCTCCGATGAAAGCCAAAGCCGGCTGCGCGTGTGGCGCAAATACCGAGGCCTGACCATGAAGGCGCTGGCAGAAAAGGCCGGCATTTCCCAGCCCTATCTGTCGGATATCGAAAACGGCAAGGCAGATGGCTCGATATCGGCCATAAAGGCGCTCGCCGCTGCCCTCGATGTCGATATTGATGACCTTGTGTAAACGCTGATCCTCGCTCATGAGGCCACCTCCAGCACATCACCAAGGGCCTCAGAAGCTGCCAGGGCCGCACCGCCCCATTGATCCGCCATTGCGTTGGCAATGCCCGGATATGTTCGTGATCTGAGCTGCCCGCGGTCAGGTCCCGGCGAGGCCCGATGCACGATCGACCATGTCTTGTGTTCATCCGTGCCCGCATTGGGTGGCAGAAGCCGCTCTGTTTCAGTCAAGGCTGGCAGGCCCCGCAGGTAAAGTGAGGTCGCCTTGAAAGCGCGATCGCCAAACCACCATGGCTGCACGGTCTGGGCCGGCTTCTGGTAGTTGACGATCCGCTCTTTGGCATGCCGGTGCATCACCGGGTTTTCAATGGCCACCCGGTCAATCGGCGCATTCCAGCAGGCAGAAAACAGCGCCGCGCCTTCGTCCAGCAAACGCCACATGATGGCCGAGCGATCGGCAACGGAAAGAACCGGCCACGCCTGCTTCTCCGCAGGGAGAGCCTCGTTCGGTGCATTCTTCGGCGGGCCTGAGAGCCAGCGCACGCCGCTGTTGCAGAGCCGCGTGCATGGCGGATGCATCACGGCCAGCAAATCCCAACCGTCATCGAGAATGTCGCGGACATCGCAGACAATATGCCGGTTGCTGCCATCTTCGGCCGGCAGAAGATCACACGACCAGACATCATGCCCGCGCGAGGCAAAGGCACGACGCACCACGCCGGAAGTTTCGCAGCCGACAAGAACACGTAACTCGGTCATCCCGCCACCCTCCGGTGCGCCCGCCAGGGCGGAAGCTCCTGAAGAAGCTCGAAGATACCCTCGGCAAGCGCGGCGCATCTCCGCTTCTGCGGCCAGGACAGTTCGCCTGCGCCGTTGGCATCAGACATCCGACGTTGCCCGATAGCATAGGCGCGGGCGTCCTCTGCCGAGATCCGCTCATTGCCGCAGCACACCGGGCACCGGCGCCGGCCGCTGGCCAAATACCCCTGCCCTGCACAATGCGGGCAGACAATTCTGGTAATCCTCACCTCCCTCACAGCTTGCCCTCCCGGATAATCCGGTTTTGCTGCGCGCGGATTTCGTCGGCGCGGGCTTGCAGATCGAGCGACGTATTGTGCAGGCGCTTGCCCTGCGTGGTATGGGCGACAAGCTCGGCGCGAAACTTCTCATAGTCAGCGGACCATTCCGAAAACCTGCGACGATTTTCAGCGAGGTTCGGGTTTTCGTTTGCCGGACCAAACATGAAATCGCGCACCTCCGCGACCCAGGCGCAAGGCACGCCCAGATCGCGCGCCACCAGATCATCCGTCCATGGCGCGACATAGCCCTGATCGTCGTAGACATCGGCAATCTTGTCGGCAACGATGCGCCGGTCCTCGCGCTGCATCTGGGGCGGCGGCTCCGCTTTCGATGTCGACACGGTCGTCTTTTTCACAATGGTTTTCGTCGCCATCTTATGGCTTTCCTTTCCTTGATTTTGGTGATCGGGATCGCAGGCAAACGGGCGATCATCGCAGTCATTGCCCAGGCAGGTCAGGCAAAAGGTAAAGCCGCAACTATCAACGATCCTGCAGGGGCTGGTGCTGAGCGGGCTTTGCGTTTCGCCGGTCATGTCAGACCTCGCCGTCGCATCCGTGCGTCTTGCTTTCCACGGTGTGGGCAACCCGCATGAAGTTTGCGTATTTTTCGAGGATCTCTGCCGCTTCCCTTGGATCGACCTTGCCGTCGGCAACGGCCTGGATCATGGATTGAGACAGCGCGTGAAAAGCGTCCTGAAACGCCCCTATATCGGCGATGCCCAGCCCGCCGGCGGCACTGTCAGCTCCATCATCGCGCACAAGCCGATAACCCTGAAGCCGCGCCATCTCGCCGACGATGACTGGCGCGCCGGCCTCCAGATCGGCCTCAACGGCAACGTCGATCGCCATAACGAGCTGGGTTTTCCGGCTGGGATCATGGGTCCAGCACTTCGAAAGTTGCCCCTGTGTCACCCGCGTGACATATTGAAATCGCTCCGGCCCGCCACCCTGCACAACCGAACGGCGGGAAGCCTCGCGCAGGCCATCGACAGCTTTTTGCGCCAGCAAACGCTGCATCACTGCACCTCATTCTGAGAATTATTTCGGGGGAAGCATTCACGGCGCCGACGGCCTAGAAACGCTACAACTGTCCAAATAAAAAAGCGTATGGGTAAAGCCGTAACAGTCAGAGCCTTCCGCAAGGAACACACCATTGAATACGGGAGTACTTCTCGCAAACCCTCTGAAAGCAAACGGACTGAAGGACTTCTCATCTTGAATCCCCCAGGCTCCAATAGATGTCCGGCCGCAACCTCTCCCGACAAATGCCGGTAATTTTCTCCGCTTCCGAAAGTCGCTTAATGGGCAAGGGAGGCTCTCCCTTTTCCCATCTCAATATGGTGGTGCGATGCACGCCAAATTCGGCAGCAACAACGGCAAGGGCTTTACGGCCGTTTTTCCGGTATTCTGCAAATGCTGTATTCGTCTCCATACCAAACGAGTGGCATTTACTGCAACTTTTGTAAAGTGTTTCCGTGGCACTTTTTGCCGACGATAACTTTTCGGCCTAATGGTAAAATTTGCCACATGCCAAACGTCACACGCATCCATAAAGACAAGCAGCCCATTCGACGGCACTACATCGCCGAATGGCTGGAAGCGCGCGATATGTCGCCAATGGAACTGCTTGCAAAACTCAATGACCCCGAAAGACCAATGGATCTCGCGGAGGTCGACAAGAGCCAAGTTTACCGCTGGCTGAAGGGTCAATTACCCCACCCGGCAATGCAAGCCCGTATCGCTGGGGCTCTGGACCTTGAAGACGATCCGTCGCGACTCCTTAGATCCCCCGACATTGACTGGATGACACACTTTTTCGAAGGACGCTCACGCGAAGAAGTCGAGCGTATCAGAGCAACACTTGAAGCCGCCTTCCCCAAGCAGAAAGACGGCACTTCAGGCTGATTTATCCCCTACCAGCCAAAGTCGAGGCGAACCAACCTGCCGAATCAATGATATCGGCAGTAGCATTTTATGCTACTTTTCCTCTGAGGTGTGCTTGCAATAAGTAGCATTATTTGCCACTCTTCACCTCACTGGACAGACCCGCTGTCCGCAACCCGCCGCAACTGACCTGCCTAGCTTCGTCATTGCGGCCCGTAAAGGTGGGGTCACAATGGCAAAATGCTCTCACGAAATTCATAGACTTACGATGCGCAGTTCGCACCCGTTGACGAATGACGACTGCACCGCCCTCCGGCGCATAAGCGTCACCGCCATTCTTTCTGGGCTAGCGATTCTCATCCTTTTGATGGTGCATCAACTCACCGAAATCGAAGCTGCCATTGCAGCATCGAATGTTTAGCAACATGCGCGCTGAGCAGACACCAGCGAAAGGCCGTCTTGCCAGCTATAGAACCCTCGTAGCTGGCGCCGCAGCGGTCGAACAAGTAGCAGCTGAACGCGACGCTCTGCATTTGGAGATCACCATTGAGGAGCCGGGAGGATCCGAGTGCATCAGCACCATCTCTCACTCGTGCCCGGTATCAAATCGAGAATTGCTGCTCAAGCATGTCGAAATTCCGGCCGACCTGATCCGCATGATTGACGCTGCAGCAAAACTCGATCGGAAGCGCCGAATCGAAATTGAGCGCTTGCAGATGGAGCTGGAGGCACGAGGCGGCAGGCCGGCGAAGAACTATGCCGCCGAATGCGCCATGAAATGCAGCGATCCGGCTTTCAAGGCGTACATGGAAGCCCGATACGCCCTCGCCCGCCCGCTGACAGACGACCGCGTCGCCGCGCGCGTGCGCTCGGTCCTCGCCATCTCGAGTCGAACCGAACTGAACACAAGCAACGAGGCTGCCGCGCGCTGGCGCGAGATGATGAAAGACTTTAACGCCTGGAGGAAAAGGTAACCATGGCACGCCGAACCATACCATTCACACTGGACGCCGTTAAACGCGCCATCATGGCTGTCAAAGCCGCAGGTGTCGACGTTCGCACCATCAGCGTGCGCCCGGACGGCACGGTTGTAATCAATGGAGATAACGGGAATAATTCGCAAAACGAGCTCGCCGACCGGTCGCAACCGGAAAACCTGAATAGTCTCGATGACTATTTCGCCTGGAGGGAGAAGGATGCGCGTCGTGACAGAGCTTAAGGGCGTGCACAGGGTCAGGAAGAAACTGGCCAGCGGAAAGGTCGTTTACTACTACTACGCATGGCGCGGCGGGCCACGCATCAGCGCAGATCCCAAGACAGACAAAGACGCCTTCATCGCCGAATACCGCCAGCACGAGCTGGCAGCTTCAACGGAAGGCGTCCTGACACTCGAAAGCCTGATTGACCTGTTCACCGGCTCGGAAACGAAGCCGAACCCCGACTTTCTGACGCTATCTGCCTCAACCCAGCGCGATCACCTTTACGCCTTCCGCCTCATAAAGGCGCACTGGCCCCGCCTGCCCGCGCGCCTCACCCAGCAGCGCGGCATGAAACGCGATATCAGGGACTGGCATAGATCTTTTGCGAAAAACCCTCGGAAGGCAGACAAGCTCCTGTTCTCCCTTTCCAAGGTTTTTTCGTATGCGATCAAGCACGAATACATCGAAAAGAACCCCTGCTCCGGCATAGACCGGCTCTATCGCGGATCAAGACGGGAATTCGTCTGGACCGACGAGATGGTCGACAAGGTCCGCAAGCAGGGAAAGCCGCACATCGTCGCCGCAATGGAAGTCGCCGTCTACACAGGCCAGCGCCAGGGCGATATCCTCGCGCTGAAATGGCCACAATACGACGGCACGCACCTGTCGCTGAGACAGGGAAAGACCGGCAAGCGCGTGAAGGTGCGACTGCACAAGGATCTGAAAGCCCTGATCGACCAGCTCAAACAAGCCGCCGAAGACCGAAAAGTCCGTTCAGCCAGCATCCTGACCAACAGTCGCGGCCGCCCATGGACACAGGACGGCTTTCAAACCTCATGGCGAAAGGAAATGATCCGCCTCGGCATCAAGGACGTCACCTTCCACGACCTGCGAGGCACCTTCATCACCGCCCGCCGCCGAGAAGGCTCCACCATAGAACAAATCGCCAGCATCTCCGGCCACACTATCTCCGAAGTCCGCTCAGTCCTCGAAAAGCACTATCTCGCCGACGATCAACAGGCCAGCGACGCGGTGATTTTGCGGATGGAGGAAAACAGCCGATCATAGGTCAGTTTTTTTTACAACGTTTTCCTGCTAGGGCAGTATTGTCGCAATCGGCTTAGGACCCACTTATGCCCTTGTCTCCAAATGAAATTCGGTCCCGAGCGGCGAGCTTCGCTAGGGAATGGGCCGGCCAAGGATATGAGAAGGGGCAGACCCAACTCTTCTATCGAGAATTCTTCGAAGTCTTCGGAGTCCCGATTAAGAGAGTGGCGACTTTTGAAGAACCGGTCAAACACGCCGACACCAGCAAACGCGGCTTCATTGACCTGTTCTGGAAGGGCAAATTGCTCGTGGAGCAGAAGAGTATGGGCCAAAGCCTTATCAAGGCTAAGACGCAAGCTCTGGACTACTTTCCAAGTCTCAAAGACGAGGACCTCCCAAGATATGTTTTGTTGAGCGACTTCCAAACCTTTGAGCTCTACGATCTAGAAGCTGCCGACGGGGAGGAAGGCGAACTCAAATTTCCTTTGGAGGAATTTGCGAAGCACGCACACAAATTCGGCTTCATCACCGGTGTCGAGAAGAAAACGTTCAAGGATCAAGATCCGGTGAACATCGATGCTGCCGAGCTGGTTGGCGCACTGCACGACGCCCTAGAAGACTCCGGCTACACGGGGCATGACCTTGAACGTTTCCTGGTCAGAATTGTATTCTGCCTCTTCGCTGACGACACAGGCATCTTCGCCAGAGGTATTTTCGAGGACCTGATCGAACGACGCACAAATCCGGACGGATCAGACCTTGGGGGATGGATCGCCCAGCTCTTTCAAACGCTTGACACAGAGAAGGGCCCGACCCGGCCGAAGACCCTAGACGAGGATCTGGACGCTTTCCCATATGTTAACGGCGCTCTGTTTAAGGAAACCCTTCGTCTGCCGTCGTTCAATACCGAGATGCGAGATAGGTTGCTTGACGCCTGTCGGTTCGATTGGTCGGAAATATCGCCCGCTATCTTCGGCAGCCTTTTCCAATCCGTCATGAACCGTGACGAGCGGCGACAGATGGGCGCGCACTACACCAACGAAACGAATATCCTGAAGACTATCCAGCCACTCTTCCTCGATGGTCTATGGGAAGAGTTCGAGCGCCTAAAGTCCCGCAGCATGAGGGACACCCGGCGAAAAACTGAACTCGAAAAATTCAGAGAGCGCCTGGGCTCACTTCGTTTTTTGGACCCCGCATGCGGCTGCGGCAACTTTCTCATCATTGCCTATCGAGAGCTGCGCATTCTAGAAATTGAAATCGTGCGCGAGCTAATCGACTACCAGAGGGATTCTTTTGGTCAGTTCAACGCACCATTGGACGTTTCTGATCTTTCACGGGTCAATGTCGACCAGTTCTACGGCATAGAAATTGGTGAGTTCGCTGGGCGGATTGCCGAAACTGCGATGTGGATGATGGATCACATCATGAACAATCGGCTCAGCCTTGAGTTCGGCCCATATTACTCGCGCATCCCGCTCAGAAAGGCGCCGCACATCGTTGTCGGCAACGCCCTTGAGATGGACTGGTCGGACATTCTTCCCCCGGCCGAATGCTCCTACCTGTTCGGCAACCCACCGTTCAGAGGCCACCAGTACCGCACGGAGGATCAGCAAGCCGACATGTGGCGAGTGTGGGGAAGAAAGGGGCAAGTCAATCGACTTGACTAG